TTACCGAGGGTTTTGATTCTGTTAGCTCTGTTTTTGTCCAATTCATAGGAAATCCCATTAGGAACTCCACAAAGGTTGGATTCAATTTGCCACCAGGTTTGTTGTTCTTCAACACTGTTCTCGGAACTGACTTGTCTCTGCTCGGTTTCCATGTTGGTTGATAACCCATGTCTTTGTGATCCCTTGCTGTTGGTGTTGGATACATTTCCATCGCATCTCTGAGTTTCACTCCCCATCTCTCTCCCTTCTTGTTCTCTCTGAAGAAATGACCATCCTTTATTTGTACATCCTTCGCTGCTCCACCCTCTATGTCTGATGCTGTCGGTGTTGGATACATCTTCACTGCTAGTGGTAGAGGTGTCCCTCCTTGTTTGTATTTCTTCGTTCTCTCCGATGCTGAGTCTTGTGTTGGTGTTGGGTACATCTTCTTTTCTTGATATTCCACTACATCGTTCAGACTCGCTCCAAATCTTGTCCCCGTTCCTTTTCGAACTTTGGCGTAACCTTTTTGTGTCTCTATCACTCTCTTCCCTTCTCCACCCTTGTAGTCTCTCTCCTTTGGAGTTGGATACATCTTCACTGCTCTGTTCAAAGTCATTTGAACGTGTTTGCCTGTCTTCGGATTGTAAGCTCTTTCGTTCGGTTTGAGTGGTGATCCGTCTTTGCTCGTTAATGTTTCTACTATCTTCTCCCCTGCTTCCTGTGCTGAAGGTGTTGGATACATCTTCATAGTCTCTGGATCCACTTGTTCTCTCAAATTCGATGGTTTCGTTCTGCCCTTTCTGTGACCCTCCATAATCTTTTTCGTCCCTGCAGCGCTTCTCGGCGGCAAGTAATCCATTGTGTTGGGAGTGGCCCACAATCCAGACTCTGTACCTTTGGTGCCAAGCACCGATGCCTGAAGCTGGAATAAGGAAACATTGGACTTCGAAACCTTCACTTTCCAACTCGTCTTGCACCTGTCTGAGTACCATGCCGTTTTGGAGGTTAATAATTCCTTGCACATTCTCCCCAATAACGAATTCGGGTTTGATCTCCTTAATGAGTCTAAGCATTTCTGGCCAGAGATAGCGGTTATCGTTTGTTCCTTTTTGTTTTCCTGCGACGCTGAAAGGTTGGCATGGGAACCCACCCACAACGACATCTGCTTCGTATTCTTTTCCTTCGACATTTTTTATATCCTCCTCAATTGGTATGTTAGGAAAGTTTTTTCTTAAAACTTTCTGACAGTATTTATCCATCTCAACAAATTTCACTGTCTCAAAAAAACCTGTTGAATCTAAACCTAAAGCAAATCCTCCTATGCCTGAAAATAAATCTAAAACTTTTAATTTTCTACTCACGAATAATCTCTTTCCAATATCATTTCTAAATAGTGTATTGCTTTTTTTATATCTTGCTCCTTTCCTTTTGACTGATGCCTACAGATATATTTTATAGCATTGCCCTCTGCAAAAAGCAACTTGTTCTCATTTATGAACTCTGCGGGTTGAATCTTCATCGAGCGATAATGTTTTCCGCCTACCTGATCTTCTAATGAATTGTATGTCGTTCCTTTAAATATATCTTTAGATGTCATAACCCCTTTCTGTTTTTGCATAAATTATATTTAGTTCTTTTTTAGCTCTAGTAACCCCCACATAAAACAATCTATGTTCATCATCAGGATTATCTAAATATTTATAGTACGCTGCATTACTCAAATCAGTTAATAAAATTACGTTATCTCTTTCATTACCTTTTACCCCATGAATAGTTGATATTTTAATTCTAGGATCTTTTGATAAATCTTCTCCATTTTTTATTAATTTTTGTATTTTTCTAATCTCATCATCTCCTAGATCATCAAATGCAATATACCATTCATCATCTGTTTTTAAACCATATTTTTCTTTTAAAATATCTATGTCATAAAAATTTTCTTTTGACATATGTTTCATTAATTTTAAATCAACATTCTTACTCATTTTGTTAGTTATCTTTTTATAATCATTATAATGTAAAGGAGTACCTTCTCGTAACTTGTTCCAATTTTCTATTAAGGAATATATGTTTTGAACTCTAGGGGTTGAGTTTCTGCGTTGAAAAAAGAAACCATTTTGATCTAAATAGTAAGCTATCTTTTCTAAAAATAAATTTGTTCGAGCAAGTATTAACCATTCTCCTTTAGATAAATCTACCTTATCTATCTCCCAATGATAGTTAACTTTTCCTAAATCTTCTTTAGGTACCCAATTTTTTTCTACTCTGTTCTTAACTTTTTTAATAATATTGTTTGCTACATTAAAAATATTTTTAGGAACCCTATAAGATTGTTGTAATATAACTTTTTCTCCTTCTAAATTTATAAAACTTTCAGCATCTGCACCATTCCATTTATAAATAGCTTGGTCATCATCACCAGCAATAATAGATCGTTTAGAACTTTTTTCTAATTTTCTAACTATATCCCATTGTATTAAACTTAAATCTTGTGCTTCGTCTATAAATATAACTTCAAACTTTGGACTTTCTCCTTTGTCTAAAAATTTTTCTAACATATCAATATAGTCAATTAATCCTTTTTGTTTTTTATATTGATATAGTTCTTTGTTGATTATATCTAATTTATCGTGTGTAAGATTATAACTGTATCCATTTTGATTGTACAAATCTAATGGTGATATTCTTTTGTTTCTAGCTAAACTAATTAAGGATATATATGGATCTTTTGAATGTAACACACCTTCATGATCGTGGTCATATCTAATTCCTTCAAACTCTATCTGTAAATCTCTACCTAAATCTTTGTAATCTTTTTCTTGCATTACGTTTTCTTTTTTTAGACCTAGTATGTTAAAACAAAATGAGTGTAGAGTTCTAAAGTAAGGTAAATCTTTCTCAGTTAAATTAAACTTATCCATAGCTCTACTTTTACCTTCTTGTGCTGCGTTTCTTGAAAAAGTAAAATAACCTATCTTACTTGGTTCAACCTTTTCTAAAACTTTTTCTAATTCATTCATTAAATAGTATGTCTTACCTGTACCCGGTGGTCCGTAAATTATCTTTCTCATTAGTAGTTATCCTTGTTAAAAGTTTTTTGTTTATATGTTTGTATTTTTTTATCAAATCTAGCTACCACAAATACAGAAAGCTTAGTCTTACCAACTCTTTTGGTAAAACAATGTAAGTAATCTTTTAACATTTGTGATGTCCTTTGATACTGCACTTTCCAATGTCTCCGAGTAAGATATTGATGAAAAAAATTATCAAATACAAAATAGTGATACTCATCTTTTGTATACGTCCCACCATTTTTAAGATCTTCAAAGTCATCTTTTTTAACTCTATTTAAGCAATAGTCTTCTAAGTAATTTTTTAATATGTCCTTGGTTCCTGTTCCTTCAGCAGGCTCCGTTATCTCAGCACCTTCTAAAAGAATATTTGTTTTTTGTTTCCATTCATTTGTCTTAAGTGTTGGTGGGTTAAATCTAAGTTGCTTGACACATTCTTCTTGAAACAATACTTGATTAGTCAAATGTTTCGCTGAGTCTAGGTATAATCTATCTCCATCTACATTCATGTAGTAGTAAGGCTCTTCTAAATTAACAACTTGCAAATCAGTTAAACTAGGAAACATTATCTCTTGACCAATACCAAACTTTCTAGTTTTACATAATTTTTTATCACACAAACTACACATTGGTTGATCGTTACATTTATAACCCCAATCTTTTTTATCATGTTGTTTAGTAATTATATTTACTTCAGTGTCAGACAATGGTTGTTCCATTGCATTTTCATTAAATATTACTAGCTTAGACTTCCAATTTTCAGGCCATTTAGATTTTGCATATACACCATAATGAAACAAAGCATTATTTCTACCTCCTTCACCCACTCTATTTTGCATCATTAATTCTATACAAGGTGGTCCATCTGAGTAAGGTGTTTCTGGTCTTTTTACTTTTAACTCTGATAATTGTTGTTCGGTAATTTTTGTTGTTTCATACAACTCAAAAAAGTTTAGAAGATTAACGGACTCAGCGTTATTATTAAAGCAATATCTTACTGTATTATCACCATTAAAGTATGGTAAATTTAAAAAATTTCCTGTATCATCTTTGGATTTTAATTCTCTTTGTTTTGGAAAAACTTCTGATCCACCGTAACCCAATACAGACCTAATCTCATTAAGTTTATCTTGCATTAAAGCAGCTGAAACATAATCATCTGTAAATATAAATACATGAGCACCACCTGATTTAGATCTAAATACTAATAGTGGTAAACTAAGTTCTTTTATTTTTTTAATTAATTTTGCGTGATCAAAACCTGCATAAGAGTCTATATCTATACAACCCCATTTACATTTGTTATCATCGTTGATTGGTATAACACCTAAACTCTGTGAGCCTTGTAAATGATTTGACCAATGTTCATCCGTAATAATTTCTCTTTTAACAAAAGACTTACCTTTTATTTTAGATCCATTACCATTTGATTCTCCAACAATAGTGACACCATGAGCTCGATTTAATCCTTCAAATATTTCTATAAACTTTCTTATATTTTCCATAGCTTTTTTTAAGTGGGCGGGTCCACGCTAGCTTTACCGCCCACTACCTAGGATTCTAGTAGTTTGAAGAGCCTTGTTTAGTAGGTTCTTCGGAGCTATGTTTTGCTTCAACCTCACCCTTACCTACACTAATAGCGAAACTTTTAGCCATGTCGTAGATACCTTTGTCTGTGACAGGACCAACTTTTTCTACATCCCAACCAAACCATGTTCCTTTGTCATTAGACATTTGAACAGTCTTTAGTTTATAAATGTGACTATATGTAGGCGGAGTAAACAAACCATTTTTACCTTGCATTTTTAAACCCATCATCATTGAATTCCATTTTCTACTTACTTTAAGTTGAGTAGATTTCATAGAAATCAAAGCAGATTGTGGGGTATCACCTAGCTGCAACACAAAGTGATTCGCAGTGTTATCAAGATAGTTACCATTTGGTAATCTATCCTTATATGATTTGTCCCTAGTGGTTTGACTAATAATATCACTATCTGCTTCGTGTATTGCTACAGGAGCACCAGTGCTTTGTCCTCGATCTTGCCATTCGATGTACTGTCTTTTATAATGACAAGGTACAACGTCTACATGATCAAAGAGTTGATTAGTAACCGTGTTTATGATTTTGCCGGGTTCAGCGCCCTCGACATATTTACCATCTCTTTTGTTTACCTCTGGAGATAGTTGACCCAAAATTTTTAAGAAAGGTAACGCAAGATCTTCTTGCGATATATTTTGAGCACCTTGATTTGCATCAGCTTCAAATGTATTGACTGCTAATGCTCCTTCTTTTTTTGTTGCTACTTGGTTCATGTTACTTGTTCCTTTTTATTGTTGTTTTATTCTCCGAAAATATTCCGAAGATTTCCGTTGGCATATCTTTGCCTGCCTCAATACGCTCACGGACTAGCGCTTTCAGAGTCATGGGTTCTACCTTCATCTTTTGTGTCGGTTGGAACCCTTGACCCTTCGCAAGTGCAGCATAATCAGCTGCCTTGTTATCTTCGTTACGACCAAATGATACCAAGATCTCGTTCTTAATAATATCACCTAATCCATTGTCTCGAAGCCAGTTAAACGCCGTCTCTTTATTTGCCTCCGTAATGGTAGCTCGATACGTCGTTGAAACTTTTAAATGTGATCCATCATGCAGTTTTAACTCTGCAAGACCCATCTCAGACATCATAGTCGGTATGATGTCACCAGAAATTTTTTGTATTTCTGATTTTAAATTTTTAGTATTCTGTTCTTGTAACTCTAATCTTTTATGTAAAGACTCTAGTTTTTCAACTTGATCTGCAAGTGAATGAATATTTTCAGTTTTTTTCATTGCGTCTTGTTGATCTGCCTCAAAATCGGGCATAACTATTTTTTGTTTAACGCTCATCTATTTCTCCTCTTTCATATAAGTTTATTTCTATTGGATAGTATTTTCTTTCTTGTTTATCCCACTTTAATACATTGTATTTACCGTGAGTGATATCAGATACAATAGAACATGCAACACCAATAATTGCAGGATCTCCTGTAAGTAATAAATAATCTTTTACTTTATAATTTTTTAACCCTTGTCTTAACTTATAAATTAGTGGACCTGGAGAAAAAATCATTTGAGAAAATTCTGGTAACAAAAATTTAAATTGACCATAATTAGATGCACCCATAATATTAATTTTAGGAGTGCCTGCTTTGCTTCCAGGTATTTCTTGAATAACATACACAACGGGTGTGTTTTTATTCATTATATTTTCATAACTATTACTTTCTGACATTGACATATCATATATCATCCTTTATATATAAGTCAATACAGAAAGAAAAAAACATTTATGGATTATAAATTTAAAACAAAACCTTACGCACATCAAATAACTGCGTTAGAAAAATCATGGAATAAGGAAACCTATGCTTATTTTATGGAAATGGGTACGGGTAAAACAAAAGTATTAATTGATAATTTAGCTATGCTTTATGATAAGGGTAAAGTAGATGGTGCTTTGATTGTAGCTCCTAAAGGAGTTGTTAAAACTTGGTACGAACAAGAATTACCAACACACTTACCTACCCACATAGAATATAAAAAAATTTTATGGCAATCTAATATAACAAAAACTCAAAAAGAAAAGTTAGAGTCTTTATTTGAATTAGGCCAAGACTTACATATTTTAATTATGAATGTAGAGTCTTTGTCTACAGATAAAGGTGTTAAGTTTGCATCTAAATTTTTAAATTCACACAAAGTATTAATGGCTATTGATGAGTCTACTACTATCAAAAATCAAGCAGCTAAAAGAACTAAAAACATTATAAGCCTTGGTAAGCATGCTAAGTATAGGCGTATTATGACAGGTTCACCTATTACTAAAAATCCTTTAGATTTGTTTAGTCAATGTGAGTTCCTTGATCCGTGGTTATTGAATTATGATTCTTTTTATGCTTTTCGTAATAGATACGCAAAAATGAAAAATATGTATCTTAGAGATAGAACTATACAAGTAGTTGATGCTTTTCAAAATCTAGGAGAGTTGTCAGAAAAAGTAAAAGGTTTTTCATACAGAGTATTAAAAGAAGATTGTTTAGATTTACCTCCTAAAAATTTTATTAAAAGATATGTAACACTAACACCTGACCAAAAACGTATATACGAACAAATGAAAAAAGAAGCTATGGCTATATTGAATGGTAAAGTTACAACTACTATGACAGTATTAACACAGCTTATGCGACTACATCAAATTACTTGTGGTCATTTTACTGCTGATGATGGTTCAACGCAATCAGTTGAAAGCAATAGACTTAATGAACTTATGTTAGTTCTTGAAGAAATAGAAGGTAAGGCTATAATTTGGGCTAACTATCAATTAAGTGTAGGTGAGATTATACAAAGAATAATTAAAGAACATGGTAAAGATTCTTATGTTCATTATTATGGCTTAACGTCTCAAGAAGATAGACAAGATAATATTCGTAAATTTCAAAACAATCCTAAATGTAGATTTTTAATTGGCACACCACAAACAGGTGGATATGGTATTACACTTACACAAGCTAATACTGTTATTTATTTTTCTAACGGATATGATTTAGAAAAAAGACTACAATCAGAAGACAGAGCTCATCGTATAGGCCAAAAGAAAAATGTAACTTACATTGATTTAATTGCAGAAGACACTGTTGATGAGAAAATTGTAAAAGCTTTACGAAGTAAAATTAACATTGCATCCGAGGTTATGGGTGAAGAATTAAAGGAGTGGATATGATTACACCTTTTCACATTGCAGCAGCCACACCAATAAAAATTTTGTTTCCAAAACATTTTAGTTTGCTATGGTTTTCAATTGTAAATATACTTATAGATATTGAAGTTGTTTATTATTTTTTAACTACTGGTTATCCTAGTCACAAATTCTTTCATACAATTTTAGGTGTATCTATTATAGGGTTTGGTTGTTTTGTCCTCTCTGTTTTATTTAAACAAAAAAAATTACCTAGTTTTCTAGGATGTATTATTGGAGCATACTCTCACCATATTATAGATTATTTTTGGTATGATTGGGGTATATATGGTATTTATTAAACGAATATATCTTTTGCTTTACCAAGTATAGGTTTGTATTTTGTTT